CAAAGCGAGTGAAGATTTCACCAACCTTGGCGGCTTCCTCGGTGTTGACCACCAGTTTACGGTCGCGCACGTCATAACCGAGGGGTACGTTGCCGCCCATCCACATGCCCTTCATGCGCGACGCTTCGACCTTGTCGCGGATGCGCTCGGCTGTCACTTCGCGCTCGAACTGGGCGAAGCTAAGCAGGATGTTCAGCGTCAACCGCCCCATTGACGTGGTTGTGTTGAACGACTGCGTGACAGAGACAAAGGTAACGCCGTTTCGGTCAAAGACCTCGACCAGCTTGGAAAAGTCCATCAGTGCGCGCGACAGGCGGTCGATCTTGTAAACGACAACGACGTCGATCAAGCCGTCCTCGATATCGGCCAGAAGTTGTTGCAGGGCAGGGCGCTCTAAGGTGCCACCTGAGATGCCGCCATCGTCGTATTGATCGCGCACCAGTGCCCAGCCTTCAGACTTTTGACTGGCGATATACGCCTCGCAGGATTCCCGCTGCGCATGAAGGCTGTTGAACTCCTGCTCGAGCCCTTCCTCGCTTGATTTGCGCGTGTAGATGGCACAGCGCAGGCGGCGGGCGGGTTTTATGGGTCCGTCCTTCATGCTTCACCCCGCTTGCGCTCGCGCAGCCCAAAGAAGCGATAGCCATTCCAGCGTGTGCCCGTGATGGCGCGGGCCACAGCCGACAGCGATTTGTAGCGGCGGCCGTCCCATTCGAAGCCTTCCGTCAAGACGGTGACGGTATGGGCTGCGCCGTCCCATTCGCGGATCAGCTTCGTGCCGACCACCGGATTGCGGGGATCTGCAATCTGCGCTTTGCGCGTCAGGGTGCCGTCCACTTCGTCGGCGAGCAGATCGAGCATGCGCCGTGTCTGCTTGTCAGGGCCGCCGTAGGTCAGCTCCTGAATGCGGTAGGCCAAGCGGCCTTCAAGAAAGCCGCGGCTGTTGTTGGGGGCAGGGGTATTAAATAGCGTCTGCCACTCGGCCTTAAGGTCTTTTACCGACATCGCCTTGAGTGCAGCCAGGCGGGCCAGGATGGGTTCGTGTGGTGTCATGCGGATCTCCTCTGAGTTGGACCCGCAGTACCGCTCTGTTCTGGCCGGAAGTGTAGCGAACTGTCTCCAGTATTTTGGGATGGATGGTCGCGATCGCGGTCCAAAAGGCGCACCACGGCCGTGGCTAGCAGGCCGTAAAGCTCGGTGCGCCGCTCATGCGCCGTCATGCGGTCGGGGTGGAGTGCGTTGGGACGTTTCATGGGATTGCTCAGGTTGTTTTCTCACCCAGCTTCTACTCACGCCCTTCGAAAACTGTCTCACGCCAAACGTGATGATTGACCTGTGACGGTGAGAACATATGATGAACACTATTTACCCCGACAGAAAGGAGTCGCCATGGCTGGCAACCTGAAGAAATTCGTGAATCCACGTTTCTTGAAGACCATCGATCCAAAACTGATGCGCCTGCTTTTTGAGCGCCACTTCACCGGCGGAACGACCCTGATCGACTTCGAGGACGAGGGTGCAGATCTGCGCAGCCTGCTGGCAGAGTATTTCGACCAACCGGTGAATGATTGGTCAGAGGGCCTTGTGGCTGACCTGCACCGCATTGCGGAACTGGGCACGTCGCATGGTTTGGACACAATCTTGTCTGCGGCGCGGCGACAAAAGATCAAACTGTTCAACGAAACGGATACAGATCAGACCGGTGATGCGCCCACCGCGCATGATCCGAAACACGTCGCACTTCATGTTTACCTTCACCATCATGAGCTTTTCGAAGTTGCCGCCGATCAAATGGCGCTGCGTGCGGCGACGGCGATGGCAGAGTTTCGGGGCCCGGAACGGGACGTGCCGTCGGATTTTACCGAAGAGATCGGCGCTGCATTTGAGGCGGCTGCTGCCGCGCTGTTCACGCAGGATCTGCAGGGTGGGTATTGCCGCCTTGCCCCTTATGAAGAAGATGACGAGTTCAACCTGGTTTTAAGCCATGGCGCGCCGGTCAAAACCACACCCGTGGTGGCGGGCGACCGCGAAGAAATCATCACGGTGCGCGCAGTCAAATACGCTGCCCTGCGCTATGACCCTACGGAGGGGCGGTTGCTGATCGGCGGCGTGCTGAAATCCCAGCAGGTCGAATTAGCGAACCTCTTCGCCATCTATGTCCTGGCGCGCCCCGGCTTCTTCGCCGGGGATCATGCGCGCGACCTCTACACGCTGGACCCGATTTCCGCGGCGGGGCCGGATTTTACCTTCGAGCATCGCCATGACGAGACGATTCACAGCGTGACGATCGTGTCAGCCGCAGCCGATCTCTTCGAATGGGATGAGGATGCGCAAGCCTCGCGGCATCTGCGCAGCTGGGTAAGCAAGGATATCAACGGCGCGCTGCGCAACTTTGTCACCAGCGAAGTAGATTTTCGGCAAGGCTGGCGGCTCGGCGAAATCACGTTCCGGGTGTTTCTCCATGTGGGCAAGAAGAAGCCGGCGCAGTCTACGGTGCGCCTGAAACCTCCCGGAACGTTGGCCTTCCGCCGCACGCGGTTCGAAAAATCGATCCACATGCTGATCGCCCGCAACGGACTGGAGAAAGACCATGATTCTGATCTGGTTGTGGAAGCGGCTGAATAAGACGGGCGCGCGCCCCGAGGTCTCGGGTCGACTGCTGCGCCGTTTCTCCGAGGCGGAGATAGCGAAGTTGCTTCGGGCGCGCATTCTGATCGAGGATCGCAAGATTGACAGCTGGGGCACCTGCGCGCATTGCGATTGCGGCTATGACGCGCGGATGATTCAGGAAATCGATGGCAAGCTCATCGCCTGCTGTCCGCTTGATTCCAGCCAAGATGTGATCCTCGACCCGAATGACCTGATGCGATACCGGATCGATGCAGAGCAATTGATCGCAGCGATTGCGGCGGCGGGCAAGTTGACGGGAAGGCCCACCGCGATCTCTGTCGGGCTCTGGTCAATGGGCAAGTCGGCGACGGGCCGCAGCATCTTTCTGTGCCGATCGCCGCGTGACGTGTTTGCGCCCGGAATCTCGATGCTTCTTAAATCTATGGCCGGTGGCAAGCCGCCGATCGTGGTGTTTGATGACATCGACCAGGCCAGCAGCATTCGCCTGCGCGACATGGAAGTCGACGTTCACGAAATCACCGAGATTCTCCGCACGGATGAGGACGGCGGTGAAGCGATTTCCTTCGATGCCTTGCTGCCGCCGCGCAACCGGATTCGTCTGGTCGTCCATCGTAGTCGCCAAGCTGTGACGCTGGATGGGCAGGTCCTGGATTTGCCGTCGCAGATGCTCGCCCTGGTGCGTTTGTTCGCCGAGCACGCAGTGGGCCCTGACCCAAGGCTGAAAAAACAGGAAATCGAGATCAACACGGGCCGTGAAGCCAAAGAGATCATTCGAGATATGCGCAACGCGCTGACTGGCTGTGGGCTGACGCGTGTGCAAGTCGACGAATTATTCGTTTCGGTTCGGGGCATTGGCTATCGCTTGGCGTTGAGCCGCGAAGAGATCGAAATCGCGGGCTGAGCCCGCGACACACTTTTCTCACACCAAACACACACCACAAACACACCAACGGAAGGCCGGGGTCGGCGAAGTTCGGAGCAAGAGAAATCAAGCTTCGAGGACCCCAGCCATGCCCCCCAAATTATCCACCGCTGACATTGCCACACTGATCGACGAGGCCAATCGCGCCGCGCGTCGTCTGCACCGCAAATTGCATCTGCCACATGCTGATCTCGAGGACCTGTCCCAAGATCTGCTGCTGGATCTCATCTGCCGCTTGCCCGGGTATGATGCCCGCCGCGGCTGCATCGGCGCCTTCGCCAATATCGTCCTGCGCAACCAGTCGTCGCGGATCGCAATGCGGATCCAGCGTCAGCGCCGCGAGCAAGGCGGATGGATGTTTTCGCTCGACGCCCCGATGGCCGGCAGCCGCGAGCCCCTGAAAAACCTGCTGCTTGAAGAGGATGGTCTAGCCAGCTGGTACGGTCAGCGCCCTTTTGACATCGACATGCAGCATGCAAGGCTCGACACGAACTGCGCGCTGGCCCGCCTGCGCGACGATGACCGTCAACTCTGTCGCGCACTGTCCCGGCTCACTGTGTCTGATCTGGTCGCATATGGGGACCTCAAGCGCGCCACCCTCTATCGCCGGATCTCCGCCCTTCGCCCGGTACTTACCGCTTTCGGTCTAGGCCCGTGCTGGGACGGTTTTGAGATCGCGTGAGTAGAAGCAAGTCGAGGAGGCCAGCAACATGACCACAGCAACCATCACTACGATCCGGCCGAAGGGTCCGCTCACGGAAATCCAGTTCTGCGCCTGGGTGGCGCAGGCCATGCCCGGTGACCGGCTGGAATACCATCGCGGGTTTCTGGTGCTCGATACCTTCCACGGGCTTTCCAAGCTTGGGGACAACGAGCGCAACGAACTGCGCCTGTTGGGAACACGGGCGTTTTGGACAGAGGCCCAAGGCTTGGTCCGACTCGTCCAGGAACGCCTCGGTCCAGACCTGTTTTCTTATCTCGCTATCGCGTGCCCCAAGACGCGCAGTTCAGCCGATGCAGTCATGCAATTGGCTGCCGTCGCCGCCTGACCCATCCCCCCAAAAAGGAACCCCCAATGACTTATCCAGAAAACAGCCCAAACGTGAATGACATGCTCAATATGCCGACCGGCGATCTGGCGCAGATGCCGGTGGAACTGCTCGCCAGCCTGCAGGCCGAACTGGCCAATGCCGCCAAGCAGCTGAAATCCGCCACCGCGCGGTTCAGCACTGCGCTCGACGTGCGATACGCCACCCGCGCCGCTGAGGCGCGCCGGGCCTGCGGCAAGGATACCGGCACCGTTCGCCTCGCGGATGGCGATTACACCGTCGTGGCCGATCTGCCCAAACGTGTTGATTGGGACCAGGAGAAGCTGGCGCAGATTGCAACCAACATCGCCGATAGCGGCGAAGACCCGGCCGAGTTCATCGACACCAAGCTGGCCGTCTCGGAGCGCAAATACGGAGCGCTTCCTGAGGCTTGGCGCAAGGGGTTCGAGCCCGCCCGTACGGTAAAGACCGGTGCGCTGAAGGTCACGCTTGAGCCGAATGAGGCCGCGCAATGACAGCGCTCAGCCCCATTCCACAGACGATCGAGGGTCTTCCCGGCCTGATTGATCACGCAGCAACAATGCTGGCAGGAGCCAAGACGGCAGCGGAAGTGCTCGAGGCCCGCGAGGCTGCCGGTCTTGTTTATGACACCGCGAAACGGGTCGCACGCCTGAGCCGGGCCAAAGCCGCGCATGACGATCTGGTTGCGGCGGCGCATCGCGCGCAGGCCCATGCACTGGAGATCGAGGCTGCCGCCAAGCACCGGCTGGCTGATGAATATGACGGTGCACAGGCAGATGGTGACGTTGGACGCCAAGGTGCCAGGACTGACCTCGTTCGCGATGTGAACGAAGTTGTGCCAAGTGCCGCCGGCCTTGGATTGAACCGACGCGAGATCCACGAAGCACGTCTGCTCCGAGATGCCGAAGCCGCTAATCCCGGCATCATCCGTCGCACCCTCGACGAAAAGCTTGAGCGCGGCGAAGAACCGAACCGGGCAGCGCTGCGCAAGATGGTGGTCGATGCCGCCGTGCGAGGCATGCGCCCTCAGCGCAAACCCAGTCGTCGGAACCCGCTTTATGTCCCGCCGACGCCACAACAGGCCGCCTGGCAGCATGTCACCGGCACGTTCCGCGCCTTCGCTGAATGGGCCTCGGACGACAATCTCGAGTTGGCTCGGGACGGTTTGCACGAGGCCAGCGACAGCCAGTTTCACCATCTCGACGCCGCCGCCATCGCTGCGGGGGCGAAAGCTTTCACCAAAATCAAGGAGTGGTTCGATGCTTGACAGTCAGTCAGCGGCCTTTGGCGAACGTGTCTGGGAGGTGGCATCCCAGCTTGGCAACAATGCCCCAAAAATAGCCGACGATATCATGGGCGCGGCGTTCCCGTTGACCTGTTCGCAGGCACGGGCGGAAGGCGCGATGCGCATGCTGCGCACCGGGATCATTTCCGAAGTGAAACGGATCCTGCGAAACCGTCATGACGTTTTGAACCAGACGGATTTCGCCGACCGATGCGACGCGTTTGCGCCGCTTGTCAGTGACCTGCGCTCGAAATCCTACTTCGTTGAAAGCGCCGAGGAATATGTCGCGGTCCCGGACCTTATCGAAGACCCGGAGCTGCTGAACGATGCTCGACGCTTCATGCGGCGTAAGGGTCGTGAATGCCTCGCCGAGGCCGACCGGCTCGATGTGCTTTACATTGCCGTGACTGGTGATGCGAGTGCCGCTGATATGAACGGCGAGGTGCTGTCATGACCGGCGCGCTTCCCATTATCACCGCCGACCAGCGCATGGCTGAGCCGCGCGGTATCAAAGGCGTCATCTTCGGGCCCTCGGGCATCGGCAAAACCAGTCTGCTTTGGACGCTGTTGAACTCGACCACGCTGTTTTTTGACCTCGAGGCCGGAGATCTCGCGATCGAGGGGCTGGCCATCGACGCCATCCGCCCGCGGACCTGGACGGAATGCCGGGATTTTGCGGTGTTCATCGGCGGACCCAACCCGGCACTGCGCGCGGACCAGCCCTACAGTCAGGCGCACTTTGAGGCGGTCTGCGCCAAATACGGCGACCCGGCGATGCTGGCCAAATACGACACGGTGTTCATCGACTCGATAACCGTGGCAGGGCGGCTCTGCTTTGGCTGGTGCAAGGGTCAGCCCGAGGCGCTGTCCGAGAAGACCGGCAAGCCGGATGTGCGCGGTGCCTACGGCCTGCACGGGCGCGAGATGATCGCGTGGCTCACGCATCTTCAGCACACTCGCGGCAAAAACATCTGGTTTGTCGGCATCCTCGATCAGAAGCTTGATGACTTCAATCGCAAGGTGTTCTCGCCGCAGATCGACGGCTCCAAGACCGGGTTGGAGCTGCCCGGGATCGTCGATCAGGTCATCACCATGACCGATATTGCAGGCGAGGATGGAGCGCCTCAGCGCGGGTTTGTCTGTCACACGCTCAATCCTTGGGGTTTCCCGGCCAAGGATCGGTCCGGGCGTCTCGACATGGTCGAACCGCCGCATCTTGGAAGGCTGATGGACAAGGTCCGGGGCCCGCTCATCCCCGCAGACCGTCGCCTGACCTTTGAGGCCCCGCAGCTGCCGACACCGCCAGCGGCGCAGGCCACCACCCCCTCCAACGACACCCCCAACTGAAAGGACTTCACCCATGTCTCTCTGGAACGATTTCAACGACGCCCAATCAAACAGCACTGTCATCCCCAAGGGCACGCTGGCCAAGGTGCGCCTGACGCTGCGCCCCGGCGGGTTTGACGACCCCAGCCAGGGCTGGACCGGCGGTTATGCCAAACGGGGCAGCACAGGATCTGTCTATCTTGATGCCGAATACACGGTGCTCGAAGGGCCCTATGCCAAGCGCAAGATCTGGTCCCTGATCGGGCTCTACAGCCCCAACGGTCCGAACTGGGCCAATATGGGCCGCAGCCTTGTGCGGGGCATCCTCAATTCGTCGCGTGGCATCTCGGACAAGGACAACTCTCCCGAGGCGCAGGCCCGGCGCCGCATCAACGGGTTTGCTGACCTTGATGGTCTGGAATTTATCGTCCGGATCGACGTGGGACAGGACACCAACGGCGAGGACAAGAACGAGATCAAGAGCGCGGTTATGCCCGATCATCGCGATTACCCGCAGGTGATGGGCCATGTCGCGGCACCTGGCATGGCACCTCAGATGCAGCCCCCCGCATCCGGGGCACAGTATCAGGCACCGGTCGCTCCCTCGGCACCTGCACATGGGTATCAGGCACCGGCCACATCTGCGCCTGCGC